GTCCAACCCAGCGAAGCAGATTTCTCATCAGTTTCCATAAACACGATGTCCCCGCCTGAAGCAGTAGTGAGTGCTCTGGGAGACATGGTGGACGAGAGCCTGGAATACAAGGACGAGCTATCAGAAGAAAAGAAAAAGTAAATAAATAACGGTGCATGAAACTGGCACCAACACATCACAAATTTAATCCTGATCCCTATTTCCGCAATACCATAGATCAAAAGTTTCTTCCTAGCACAGAACAGACAGAATTATTTGATCAGAATGGCTACGACCTCACCGCCCTGGAAAGATGTTACGCGGAGGCCAATGGCCAGGCAGGGCGCTGGCATCGCCCCAACCACTTTGCATTGAAATATGATTGGTTGGTAGACAATGAAAATTCTGTCACAGGAGCACACATCAATCATGCTCTATTGTTTGAAAGAAAAGGCTACGTTGGCCAAGCGCTGGCGCAACTGCAGGACTGGGCGCAGCACAATCACTTGATATACAAGATAATCAAGATGCGTCCCAAATGGGGTATGGACATCAGCATTGACTACGTGGACACATCGGGCAATGTGTTCGAGCTGCTGCATTGGGAATATGATGGCTTCAGCTATGATGAGATAGAGGAAAAAAGACAAAGTGTGGAAAAATTTTTACTATCCGTGGATTGGGATAGATCCGCCGCTGAGATGATCACTAGGAAAAACGAATGGCATCATCTGGGCTTCTTTGAGCAGAGCGCCTGGAAAACTGAGTTCTTTGGCATAGAGAAAGAACGTTTCAAGATGGTGCTGTGGCAATAAATATCAACACATGATAGGAATACCGATTTTTTCATACAAGCAATATCTGCAGGACATGGTGCGTTTGCGTGATTATGGTCATGTGCCGGTTGATGCACAGGTGGCCAGGCCCACCAGCGCGGGCAGCAGGGGATTGGCCAAGATACAGGATTTTATCAAGGATCCGGTGCACATGATGGGCGAAGATGCTGAGGCAACAAAAATTACCAAGGATCGGGCCGTGAAGGTGGTGTTGGAAAGCATCAGTTATTGCCCATCAACTGGCAAATTGATCTTACCAGACTCCATGCAAGGCAGCATGAGACAGTGGTTCGAGTCGCGCTGGAGCAACATCACAAAAAAGCAATTGATCTAATTGCTTTTCAGTCATATAATATACAGCAACAATCACCAAGGAGAACAAAATGTCAGGAAGAAATTTCAACGAAGCAGAAAAAACCAAATTGATACAACTGATCAAGGAAGGATCGCAGGTGCTGGGAGAAGTGGATGATCTCAAAGCGGGCCTGAGAGACACAGTGAAGGCACTGGCCGAAGAACTGGAACTGAAACCAGCCATGTTGAACAAGGCCATTGCGATCGCCCACAAAGACAATTATAAATCTGTGGCCGATGACATGGATCTGTTGGATTCGATATTGGCAGCAGCAGGCAAGATCTAGTGCATGCTTTCATAAGAGAATTTTGGACACAGAGCTACCGAACGGATCACGTGGCTTTTTATTTTGAGCTGATCAGTGTGATATTCACCATATTTGGATCTCTGGCTCTCACTTTCACCAGCCCACATCCAAAGATGTGGATCGTTTTTCCCTTTTACCTGATCGGCTCTTCCACCATGGCCTATTCTGCCTATCGCAGGAGGAACCTATGGATAACTATGTTGGCCGGCTGGTTCACTGTGATGAACTGCGTCGGCAACTATCTGGTATTTTTTAAATGAGCTACATAGACGCATACTACAGGAGAGATGACGACAAGGTTTTTGTTGTGGAGCGAGATCCCAATGGACAGAGACGCTTCGTTGACTATGATGCAAGATATATTTTTTACTATCCAGATGCCCGAGGCAAGCACAGGAGCATACATGGAGAGACACTGCAGAAGGTCACCTGCAGCACGTTCAAGGAGTTCATAAAAGAACAGAAGATCAGGAGCAACAAGAAATTGTTTGAACAGGACATCAATCCTGTATTCCGCTGCCTGGAGGAGAATTATCTGGGCAAGGATGCCCCCAAGCTCAACGTGGTGTTCTTTGACATCGAAGTGGACTTCGACCCGCAAAGAGGTTATTCAACCACCGATGATCCATTCATGCCCATCACCGCCATAACCTGTTATCTCAACTGGACTGATCAGCTGGTCACATTCGCAGTGCCTCCCAAGGCACTTAGCATGCCAGATGCCAGGCTGCAGGTGGAAAGGTTCAGTAACGTCATGCTGTTTGAGAAAGAACGCGACATGTTGGACGCTTTCCTCACGCTGGTGGACGAGGGCGATGTGATCAGTGGCTGGAACTCAGAAGGATACGACCTGCCCTACATCGTGGGCAGAATACAGAAAGTGCTCAGCGCAGATGACACAAGGAGACTGTGTTTCTGGGGAGAAAAGCCCAAGAAGAGAACATTTGAAAAGTTTGGCAGGGAACAAATCAGTTATGATCTGATAGGTCGAGTGCATCTAGATCTATTAGAATTATACAGGAAGTACACCTACGAGGAGCGACACAGCTACCGCTTGGACGCCATAGGCGAATGGGAATTGGACGAGAAGAAGACAGTGTATGAGGGGTCGCTGGACCAGCTGTACAACAATGATTTCGGCATGTTCATAGAATACAACAGGCAGGACTGCGATCTGTTGGCGAAATTGGAGAAGAAACTTAAATTCATAGAGCTGGCAAACGAGATCGCACATCAGAACACGGTGTTGCTGCAGACCACCATGGGCGCGGTAGCGGTGACGGAACAGGCCATCATCAATGAAGCGCATCGCAGAGGCATGATAGTGCCAGGCAGATCAAAGAGGGATGAGTCGGCGCCTGTGGAGACAGCGGCGGGGGCCTATGTGGCAAATCCAAAGAAAGGCATACATGACTGGATTGGCTCCGTGGACATCAACTCGCTGTATCCGTCGGTGATACGCGCACTGAACATGGGTCCGGAAACAATAGTGGGACAGATACGTCCTGTGATCACTTCAGCGGAGATTAACAGGGCCAAGCATCAAGGCAAGTCCTTTGCCACGGCATGGGAAGGACAATTTGGTTGTTGGGAGTATCAGTCTGTAATGGCAAAGGATAAAGGCGCAGAACTTATAGTGGATTGGGAGGATGGCACCAGTGTCAGGATGAGCGCGGCTCAGCTACACGATCTTGTGTTTGATGGCAACAGGCAGTGGATGCTATCTGCCAACGGAACAATATTCACCTATGAGTTTGAAGGAGTAATACCTGGACTCTTGAAGAAATGGTATGCTGAGAGGAAGGACATGCAGCACAAGATGGCCGAGTGCGGGGAGAATGAGATAGAGAGAGAATTCTGGGACAAGAGGCAGCTGGTCAAGAAGATCAATCTAAACTCCTTGTATGGCGCGATATTAAATCCGGGGTGCCGCTTCTTTGACATGCGCATAGGCCAATCGGTCACGTTGACCGGCAGGTGCATCACGCAACACATGGCCGCCAAGGCCAACGAGATCATTGCAGGAAAATATGATCACGTGGGCGAGAGCGTGATATACGGTGACACAGACTCCGTGTATTTTTCCGCCTACTCCACACTGAAGAAAGACATCAATTCGAAACAGATCCCATGGGGCAAGGAAAGTGTGATCGCCCTGTATGACAAGATAGCAGAAGAGGTCAATGGCACATTCACAGCATTCATGACCAGAGCATTCCATTGTCCCAAGACCCGCGGTGACGTGATACGTGCAGGCCGAGAACTGGTGGCCAGCAAGGGACTGTTCATAACCAAAAAGAGATATGCATTGTTGTATTTTGACAGGGAGGGCGAGAGAGTGGACACAGCGGGCAAGGAAGGCAAGGTCAAAGCCATGGGGCTGGACCTCAAGCGTTCGGACACTCCGGTGTTCGTGCAGGATTTCTTGAGCGACATACTATATCTGGTGCTGATAGGCAAAACAGAAGCAGAAGTGCTAGATCGAATCAAACAGTTCCGGGGAGAATTCAAATCTAGGCCAGGCTGGGAAAAAGGATCTCCCAAGCGTGCCAACAATGTGACGGAGTATCACGAAGAGGAAAAGAAGAAAGGCAAGGCCAACATGCCCGGACATGTGAGGGCATCGATCAACTGGAACACCTGCAGGGACATGTACGGCGACAGATACAGCCTGCCAATCACAGATGGCGCCAAAGTGATCGTGTGCAAATTGAAGAACAATCCACTAGGTTATACTTCCATAGCATATCCAGTGGACGAGCAACGATTGCCGGAATGGTTCAAACAACTGCCGTTTGACTCAGATGGCATGGAGCAGAGCGTGCTGGATGGCAAGATAGAAAATTTGATCGGAGTGCTGGAATGGGACGTGAGATCCACAGAAAGCAGCAACACATTCAACAGATTGTTCGAGGTGGCGTGACATGTTGAGCATAGAAGAAATCAAGTTATTGATAGAAAAATTAGAGAAGATAAAAGCACATGACTTTCAAAAATTGATCAATGACAATCTAAAAATACTTAAAGACCTTGCTGTGGCAGTTGATATCAACAACCAGGACCAGATAGATCGGCTGGACAAGACCAAGGACTGGTACAGCAAGGACATGGACTGGAGGCACGAGAGAAGAGAAAGTCTCTATGACAAGTTGCTGCATGCCAAGATAGAAAGCAAGATCGGCCAGTTCGCCAAGATGGGAGCCAGTTC